ATACAATATTCCATAAAATAGAACTTCTCTAAATCTGGTATCCTAAACTTTGGATAACCAATATCAATTGACCACCATTGCAAGTATAAATAGTGCAAACCAGTCAAATAAGTAGGCACCCCATTATTCATATACCAAAATCCATTCAATCTTCTATCCCACTCTTGCTTTTTGAATTCTTCTAATTTTTCATCGTAAAATTCAAGCTCATCGTCTTTTTTCTTTTTATCAAACTCATCCCACTTCTTCATTGTGTCGGCATACCAACTTGGCATCGGTATTCTTTTCCAATATTGCTCGCTTATATTTTTATCTCTCTCGTAAACACCCCTAAATTCTAATTGTTTGGTAATTATATTATAAACATATCCATCTGGAGGAAGATTACACTTCAATCCTTGGATATCTATAATAGTTCCACCTTCAATTTTTTCGTACATAATTATATTCTTTTACCAGCCAACTCACCAACGGCATCAGCCATATTCTCTGGAGAAAATGGTTTTTTATTAACTTGAACTACTTCTTTTTTATCAGTGACTTCTTGATTTATTCCAGCTAATACTTCTAATGCCTTTATTGAAGCAGAAATTGTTCCCGCATCCACCCATATCTTTTGCAATCTCTCAAAAGTCTTAATCTTAGGGTCATCAATATCAATAGCTGTAAGACTAGTTTGATTCAATAACTCAGCCATCTCATTAGCCTTTCTATTTAAGGCATGATATAGCTTACCAATACCATCTTGCTCGTAATAAGCATTTCTGCCTTGTAAATAGGCAATTTGCTTTTCTAAATCCTTTATTTTATCTAATTCTACAGACATTCTAATTCTTTTAATTGTTTTGCATCTGATTTATTATACCCAACCAAAAAATCACCATTCTCAACCAATGTTGTCATATTACCATCTATGGCTATAATCTCATTTCTATCGTTACCTTCTGGATAATATCTTAATCTAATAATTCTTCCTTCTGTTCCATCGTCATTTTGATATATAATCTCATAATCACTTGAAATTACGGTACTAACCGCTTTACCCTTCAATTCGCCACTTGTTATGTATAGTTTATTATTAATTACTTCTGGTTCAATGCCCTCAAGCATACCATTGTATGGCTTAAATATTCTTAATGCTGTAACAAAATTATTTAGAGCGTTCCATATGGAACCTTTTCCTTCTCTCCACATAAAACATTCTTCGATTGGTATTGAGAAATATTGAATATCTGAAGAAGCCTCAGTAGTAGGTCTTTGATAATTAAAAATCTTATAAGTATCATGAGTAGCATTATGATGGATAAGAATTTCAGCCCCAATAGGAATGTCTTTAGCATCGACAACTTCCGCATTAACTGGTTTAACATATCGCATATTAAAATTGTCATATACTCTTTCTAATTTAATTTTTGTACCATCTTTAAATGTATGACTATTTTTACTTTCTAAATCAACCTTAATAATTACTCTATTGCTTGGAGCTTTCAATTTCATAGTTTAATTAATTTAATACAAATGTAGTGCTAATTTAATTAATTTAATATTTTTTTAAAAATAAATTCCTAATAATTGCTTATATTTGTTGAAACAATTTTAAAACAAAAAATAAAAACCAAAAAAAATGGCAAATCACTTATCGGTTTATGTTTATCGTAGAAATCAATACGATTTAAACAACCCAAATGGCACACCTGCGACATCTGGTGTATTATTCTCACTACCTACGGTTGGCTTACAAGTTCAACCTACTACTGTGGTAGCAAATGGAGTACAAATGAATTCATTAATTCTTATGTACCCTAGTGGTCTTAATCAACCAGCTGAAAAATTATATAGTGCTGCAACAGTTGCACAGATAATTACAGCTATTAATGGTGGTGGTATTGTTACAACTACAACAACAACTGCAGCACCAACCACTACAACAACAACTGCAGCTTCAACAACAACTACGACTGCAGCTCCAACCACAACAACAACTACTGCAGCACCTTAATTTAAAAAACAATTAAAAAAATAAAAAAATGGCAACAATAGTATCAATTACAGCATATCAAAGAAATCAATATGCTTTATTAAACTCTAACGGAACTCCAGCAACATCTGGCATTTCTTACGGATTCCCAGTAACTACATTTGCAGCTTACCCAGCTCCTGCTAATTTTGTAGCTAACGGAGTAACTATGAATTCAATAGTCGAAGTAGCACCTACTGGTTTAAACCAAGTACCCGTATTATTTTATACGACTTCTACTGTAGCACAGATTAATTCTGCAGCAAACGCTTAATGAATTAGCCCCTATTTATTTAGGGGCTTTTTTATTTTCTTTATGTACTGTTTTTAGGTTCTTGTAGATTCTATCAGAGTCTTCAATTTTACCATTAGCTGCGGCAATAGCAATTGCTAACCTTCTTAATTTTTTTGCGGCTTTATTATTCATACATTTATTTTATCTGCCTTGCCCTCTGTATTGTTTTGGACGAGGTGAATGTTTGTTATAAGATTTTTTAGCTCTTCCTGTTTTTTGTTTACCAAATGTAATCTTGGTAGAATTAGTTAATTTCGCCATTGTTATTTTTATTTATGATTAATTGGTATGAAAATAAACCATTTCCTTCATATTTTTTATTTACAATGTGAGAACCAAAAGATTTTTTTCTAAGATGTCTTAGTTGGGCTGAAATTGATGCTGGTGGTTCTTTTATTATATCAGCAATCTGTGGTAAAGTACGAAACCTCCCGTCTTGCATTAGGTTAAATACTTTATAATGCTGACCGCTTAATCTTTTTTGATCCCTTTCTTCTATATAATCACTTCCTACAAAATTTAATACGTTTTGCATATTATTTATTTTTTGGTTTGAAAATAATCTTTATCAATTGATCCCCCATCCATTTTGTTGGGGTAGACCAATATGTCGTCATCGTAGAAGTTCCGCACCATGCCGTTGTCGTATAATATAACTTTCCAAACAGTGTTGGTGTCGCTTCCGTAGTCAAGCCATGCGATTGCTTTTCCATATCCAAGTGGGGTTTCAACATCTATTGTATTATTTAATTCGTGTATATACATTAAATTGGGTTTTCTTCGTTTTTATTACTTGATAATAATTGTAAACTTGTAACTCTAGCGTGAAGCTGTGCCACTGTTTCCTTTGTTTTATCATTAAGATATGTTTTTGCCTCTGGCTTTCCTTCCATGTAAATCAAAGTACCCTTTTTAAGATAGTTAGCTACATTGGTTTTATCAGTCCAGTAAGCGCAAGAAACCCAAGTTGTTTTATCTACCTCTTGTCCTTGTTGGTTTTTAAACTTTTCGCTGTAAGCCATTGAAAAATTAATTACTGTTTTTTCATTTACATTGTTTACTGTTGCATCTTGTCCTAATCTGCCAATTACTGAAATTCTAATCATTGTGTTTTGTTTTATTATTAAAAATTAATTTCTGTTCCATTATCATCTTTGTAAGGTGTCCAATTATCAAATGTTTTTTGTACTGACGCATCGGGTCTTAAAATTATATTTTTATCATTTATAATTTTTTGTAATGAATCCAATCCATTGAATAAAAATCTTCTAGTTTGAAAATACATTTGAAATAAAATAAACCCTTTCTTGCCAACAATTTTTTGTCTTCTAATCTTTTTGCTATGAAATTCACAAGACGGATTGCTAGGGTCTGTTTGAGCAAAGGGTCTATGATATACAAGGATATTATCTAGTTTATTGTTCCACATTGCACCATCAGTCAAATCAAACACATCAGGGCAAGGATAGTTACCATCAGAGGCTTTTACCATTTTAACAGGGTGAGCAATTATCCAAAAGAAAATATTATTTATCTGCGCAAATCTTGAGAATACAGACAATACCCATTCAAGATATTTATCACTTCTTGAAAATTTTTGATATTCGTTTGTCAATTGGTTAAAAGGGTCAATGTCTACGCCATCAACATTCTCTTTCACAATTAACTCTAAAAATACTTCCATCACATATTGTGGAGTAGGTGAAACATCTTTAGGATAAACATAAAATATATGCTTGCATACTAAATCGTAAACATATTCATAAACTTGCTTAGATGGTCTATGTGGATTTGCAGGACTACAATCACATCCTAAAATAATCTCTACAAAATCATGGTAGTATTCTTCTGGTGGGTTATCTTCTGGCGAGAATGTTGCAAACTTTTCTCCATACAACATTATGCGCATAGCTTGATACCATTTTTTGAATGAAGATTTACCATAGTTACCAATACCAGTAAGAACTGTAATCTCACCTCTCTTTGGTTTAAATTTATCATCCAAATCTGGTACGCCAATCCCATCTACTTTAGCATATCCTTCGTCATATATTCTTAAAGCTTGTTCTTTTACATCAATTCCGTAAATAACATCTTTCAGCTTTAATCCTTCATCAAATACAGCTTTCTCAACTTCTATTTCCTTTCTAGAAACCTTATCAACTAATATTTCTTTATCAAATGATGCACTTCCAAAGTTTTTTGAATTTGCCTTATATGCAGAACGTATTGCTCTATCTGCCTCACTTTTTGTAAACTCAGAATTCGTAATAAACTCTGTATGAATCATAGAATTTGCTGCAGTTTCATTGATACCAAAACGACAACAAGCTGATGCTAACTTAAAGATAAAATTATTTCTTTCCCCCGTAACAAAAGCCTCGTTTTTATTAGATAACCAAGTTAAAACATTCTTAAATATTTTTTGGTCATCATCGTTTTTCTCATAAACAACAACCTTTTCGGTTTTTTTAATCTTCTTAAAAATTTCAGCCTTGTCGTTTATGTAAATTTCGGGGTCGTAACTCTCATAACATACTCTGCTTTGGTTAATTCCGCTTCGGTCAATTTCTGGAAACACTTCTTGTAATGCTTGGAAATGTTCTCTATGTTTTTCACCATTTGCTACTTTTACCAAAGCTTTTAATCCATTACCAGATGGGCTAATCCAACAAGCAAAAACAAATGGATGTGAAATAATCTCATTTTGCTTATCTCTAAGCTCAAATACGTTGTCAAAATCTAAAACTATATACCCACTATGCTTAATTAACTGAGCATCAGTTCTATCGGGGCCGAATTTACCACTAAAACACACCGATGGGAGGTTTAGTTTTATCTTATTTGCTTTTTCTTTATCAATTGTTCCTCTGATTTCAGATACGGTTGATTTACTTTTACCTTCTTGTATTCTTTTTAACGCGGCTTCAACAGAAATGTAATTTGGTTCCTTAGAAAAGATGTTTTTAAAAATTGTTATCATTATTCAGAAATTGGTTTAAAGGCGTTTCTAGCGGTTTCTAATTCTTTTTGATACTTCCCTCCATTTTTATTAGAAAGTGTCTGTATTGGTCTTAAAAAGGGTATAGTGTTGCGAATTTTACCCTTCCAGTCTTTAATTTGTTTATTATGCCCATCTTTCCAACCATTAGCCACCCAAGTATCATATTTTGATTTTAAAGAATATTCATACTCGCTATACACAAATTTATTTTGCTCAAGGTTTTTCTTGCAATATTCTAAAAATTCTTGAAGAGGCGGCACTGTATTATTTATTTCCTTTCCTTTTATTTCCTTTCCTTTCCTTTCCTTTTTAGCATTGCCTTCGGATAGCGTTTGCAATGCGTTCGCATCTTCTTCTTTTTTATTCCACCTATAACTAGCTGATTTTCTTGCGCTTAGACTTTTTTCATTTCTTTGGTCTAATCTTGCTTGAACAGAAGAACTACCAAAATAATCCCCATTTATTTCAAATAAATCAAAATCATTTACTACGCTTTTTACAATATCGCTATGCAACCTTAAATCATATGCAATACCATCGTAATCCGTTCGCAATGCGTTCGCATTATTGTATAAATCTTCAACTATAGCCCAAAAAACACCATAACCCACCATCCCATGTTTTCTTATGAGCATTTTAATCTTTTCATCATTCCTTGCATTATAATCATGCGAGAAATAAAATGTATCTTTTGGCATGTTATATGCTTAATCGTTAATAAAATCAGTGTCCATTGCTCTATTTATCTTTGCTAAATTTGTATCAGATAAGTTCATTATTCTCTGAATAAAAATAGAGTAAAGTGTAGGGTATGGGATTTCTGTTTTTCTTGAAAGCCAAGCCAGTGGTCGCTCTTGTTCTTCGAGATATAAAATAATTTCATCTCTAACATTAGGTTTTTCCATAAATATTTTGATTGAAGAACAAAGTAAGAACTAATATTTTAAATTACAAAATTTATTTTTTTAAAATTATATTTTATTTATTTAATTTAATTAATTAGCTTTGCCCAACTAAATAAATAACCTATGGAAAGATGGATTACCGAAGATGAAATTATGCACAGGATTAAAAATCATCCTGACTTAACTAAAGATGATAAAGAAGATTTTTACTTTGATATACAAATGTTATATACTGGTAAAAAAGGTCAAGAAAAATTAAATAAACCAGTAATTAAAAATCAAGAAAGAAATAAAATAAAAAAAGATGGCATACAATAGTACAATAATAACAAAGAAAAAGCGTTGTGTTAATTGTGGCAATATTGATTATTGGTTTTCCAAAAAGATGTGTAAACAATGCGCCACCGTACATTCTACGCAAAAAAGAATGGAAGAATTTGAAGATGATACAGAAAGTTTTCAGAATCTTGTTCAAGACCTTGACCATGTATTTAGTCAATACATTAGAAATAGATATGCAGATAAAACAGGCGTTGTTGAATGTTATACTTGTGGTAAAAAACATACAATTGCAGAAATACAATGCGGTCATTTTATGGGTAGGTCGAATTTAAGTACTAGATGGATGGAACAAAATTGCAGACCACAATGTATGGAATGTAATTACTTTAAAACTGGGAATATAGAAGAATTTGAATACAAATTACACGAAGAAAATAATGCTATAGTTGATTATTTAAGAGAAACAGCTAGGCAAACAGCAAAACCTACAAAAGAGGAGCTAAAAGGCTTAATCCTAGAATACAGGGCAAAGCTAAACTTGGTAAAAAAGAAATTTATTGAAAAATAATTTATATTTTTACGGTGGTTATCATAGTTTGTAGTTTCAGCCCCATGTTTTATAATGACATGGGGTTTTTTAAATCATAAATGAGCCGGTTATCAATCATATTCGGCTCAAAGTTGCCTTATTGAGTAACTTTTATAATTGATAAAGTTTACTATTAGCGAACTTTTGTAACCAAATTGGTAACATTGTACAATGTTTTAGGTACAATATGTAAAATGTTGTAATGGAATTAGGGCAAATATGTTACTGATTTATATAGACTTGTAACAAAATTTGTTAATTGTTGGTAGTCAAACTACGCAAGTCCTCCCCCTGTCGTAAAGCTATAACTTGACAAATAAGCAAAAAAAGGCTCCCAAGTAGAAACTTAGGAGCGATACCAGTTAAACCTTTAACTATGTCTTATGCGGATACAAATATATACAAAAATTTAATTAAATTTATTTTTTTAATTAAATTAATTAAATTAATTTTGTTCCAAAACACACAACATGGCAAGAAGCATTTCCCCCGATTCAGTTTCCAGTAAGGTTGCTGACTTAACATTAGGCGAACATCTTAGGTTAGATAATCCATATACTTCCGTAATGGTTATGGTATCCAATTTAAAGAAAAAAGACGCCCACAAAGATAAATTATTTAAGATTAAAGCTACTGACAACACTACTACTGTAACCAGAATAAAATAAACCAATATTATGCATATACAAACGATTAACTACACTAGAACATTTAACTTAGGAAACTATTCTTCTGAAAAAATTGGCGTTGAATTTGCTCTTAATGAGGGCGAATCTGCTACAAAGGCTCTTGATTACGCAAGAGAACTTGTGGAAGAGTATCACAAGCAAAATGTAATTAAATTAAAAGATTTAAACGAATTTTACCAAGAAGTCCCAGATGAAATTATTCCTACCCAATCTAAAAAATCTTTAGCTGAAAAAACAATAGAGTTTATAAATGCTTGCAAGACTAAAGAGGAGTTAAGAGCTTGGGAATTAATGGCTAAAAATAATCCAGAAGTATTGGAATCTTATAACGCTAAACATAAATCTTTATAACTATGAATTGGAATGAAACACTTATCAGAGCAAGCTCTGTAGGGTATATAATGACCGAACCCGTAACCAAAGCGGATAAAGAAGCTGGGTTGCTTTCTAAGACCGCACAAAGACATTTGCTTGATGTTTATATTTCTAATAAGTATAATAGGAGTAAAGATATTCAAACAAAGCAAATGAAAAAAGGCATTGAAGTAGAGCAAGAATCGATTGATTTATTGTCTATGTTCTTAAAAAAACCTTTTGCTAAAAATACGGAAAGATTTTCAAATAAATACATAACAGGGTTACCAGATATTATTGATGATGGAATTATTGATATTAAATCTAGCTATGACCTATGGACATTCTTAGGTAATATCCCAGATAAACTTGATAATTTATATTATTGGCAAATGATGTCATATATGTGGCTTACGGGTAAAACCAAAGCTACCATTGCTTATTGCCTTGTAAATACACCAGATAATATTATCCAACAAGAGAAGTATTATTTACTAAAAAAGCTAGATGTAATTTCAGAAGAAAGCCCAGAGTTTGTAAGAGAAGCTATGAAGCTAGAATTAAACATGAAGTTTGATGATATAGCTATGGAAGAAAGAATACTTATGTTTGAAGTTAATAGAAACGAAGATGATATTTTACGCATTGAGCAAAAAGTAGAAAAAGCAAGAGAATTTTTACAAGATATTGAAAACACCCACAAAAACTTTAATAATGGCAAAATCTAAAAAAGAAAAACAATTAAACCTTCCGCAAGATGCACAACCACTAGACGGATGCGATTTTTGTATGCAATTTGATTATGATGAACCTCATGTAATTGGCGCAAGTGAAGATGCTGATGGAGTTTTAGAATTAATAATAAAATCTTATCTAGATGCAGGTTTAACTTTTGTATGTCCAACTACGCAAAAGAAATTAAGAATATATGCTAGACCATTATCAGATAAGGGTAAAGCAATTTTAGATCAACAAAAGGAAGTTAAACCTTAATAATATAATACCAATAATTAGCTTTTTTTATGTGCATTGGCAAATTTCCTTGCAGCTTCAACGCTACCGAAACCCCAAGCCTTTAATGCTAACGCTTTCCTTGTTGGTTCGCCATTTGGTTTTTTCATTGCCCCAAGCATACCAGCAAAGCGAGCTGCAAAAGAAACTCTGCGAGGATTAACACCAGACTTAACCGGAGCTTTTAAATTGCCACCAGTTTCAGAATTATAAGATGCTCTACCTTTAGCGTTTAATCCGCCTTCAGGATTTTTACCTTCTTTACGTTGCCAAGCTCCAGCCATAACTATTTTTTTTCTTCTGATTTAATTTTCTTTTCTTGCTTTAACATTTCGGCAGTTGGTTTCTTACCACTTCCTTTGTTAGCACGAATATTATCCCATAAACCGCGTGGAGAATACGAGCCATCAGCTCGCTTCATCATTTTTAATTTACTTTTCATACGCTAAATTACAAAATTATTTCCAATTTTCAGACTTCCATATAGCCAAATCTAGACCTTTTAAATTTTCAGGGGGCGTTGGTAAGTAATTAGCTATTTCTTCCAAATTTGGGGCCTCTGTGTGATAAGGGGGCATATTCTTGAAAGGAGCGCCTCTTTTAACTTGCTTTTCGCCATAGTTGTCCATTAAATAATTTAACACAGATTGTGCCGATGTCAAATTCTGTTCTTTTTGAATTATATCTAACTTTTCTAAGTCAAATCTAACTCCAATTGGTTTGCTTTTTGCCATAATATTAATTTAATTAAAATGCTTCACAACTTTCAGAACATCCATCTAATGTTTCAAACATTGTTATTTGCCTAAGTTCTGCTTGTGATAATTTAGCCATTTGTTTTATATCATCTATTGATTTATTACCTCTGTAAAAACTTAACGCATCCCCTTTATAAGAATCATGTTTAGATACTCCGTATTTATCAACCATTTCTTGCCACCAATCAAATTCTTTAGGATTTCTATTCATAATTCTTGCTAAAACCGTAAATGATTTTTTCCAACAACAAACGCAATTGCCATCATCCGGATGTATCTCTAAATCAAATGATTGCTTATCCCACCATTGTTTTACTTGATTTTTTGTTACTGGATTTTGTTGTGCAAGAGGGTATAGTATTCTATTTTTTTTATGATTTTTACTAATTCTTTGTTGTTCGTCAAATCTAATACCAATAGCTGTATAGTATTTATCCCATCCTATTGATTTTAAATAATCTTTAATAGGTGCGGTTTTTAACTGAGGGGAACAAAACGGAGCAGCTTGGAATGGAATACCTAATTTACTTATCATAGCTTCAAAAGGTTCCCCTTTTCTTGATGCCGTTTCATATGTAACTAATTTATGATTTACAGACCAACCTTTTCCCTTTACCGAAGGATAGCCTTCAATCCATTTTATATCTATACCCCATTCATTTGCACACTCATCAACAAAAAATAATGTATTTTCTGATTCTTTACCTGTATTTGCAAAAACTACTATTTTATCCCAATTATTTCTATCCTCCCATTCATTAAATAAATACCAAGTCATATAAGCACTTGTTCTTCCTCCTGAAAATGTTATTAAAAGCTTATTTTTCATGTCTAATATTTTGTAGCTACAAAGATAGGACAAATTTACCAATGTAGCTACAATAATTTAGTTAATCCCCCCCTCTCTCATACCCCTATCCCCACCATAACATAAGCAAAGGCAAGGACTCCCCACCATTACCAAAACCAAGTGCAAGAGATAACACATAAACCAGCCCAAACCCTTTGCCACAGCCCAACCCCAACAC